AGGCTCCCCATCTCAGTTTTTTGTGGCTTAGGTAACGTTCGCCATCGGCAACAGTTAAGTCCGTTTCATAGCCTCCCTTTTTGTAAGTTCTCCAGACTGCTAGCGGTGCTTGCCCTGCGTTGACATAGCAAGTCCTAGACCCGTCAGCCTGTTTCCTGTGTCTGCAATTACCGCAGATTGTTAAATCTTGCCCTGTTGCTATTGCTGTGACCGGATCAATGTCAGCCCTGAGAATCCAGACCTGTGACATGTTGCCGGTCTTCCTGTTGCTGCTGTCAAGCGTCAAGATGACGACAAAGGGTTCTCCATCAATTGGTGAGAATCCCTCTTGAAGAATGAAGCCTTTCGGTTTTTTCATTGTGGTTAGTTTGGTGTTGTTGGTACGGATGAAAAAAGAGGCCAGCCCTGAGGCCAGCCGGTGTGCTGTTGGTGCGGGTTACTCCTTGACGTAACAGTCAAACCAAACGCCATCCTCGCGGGTGTCCGGGCGTTTGCAGTGTGCCTGCGCTTGCTCTTCTGTTAAGCCTGTTTTGATCGTGCGGTCTTGCTTATGCAAGGTCGGATTAAACCAACGAACGATTTTGTAAGTTTGCATGGTGTGGTTGATTGGTTGGTTTCCTAGAATACTAGCAGACAGGGAAGAGCCCGAACGGTGCCGGGCTCCTGTCTTCATCTTCCGTAAACAGTGAGTAAACATTCTGCTTTTTCAGCATTGGAAGCGAGACAGCGCGACATAGCCGCACGGTCTTCTTCTTGAAAGACTACGACCGAGAACGTGATACAAAGAAGGAAGACAGACAACAGTCCGCCGACTCTCCATGCGTCCAATGTGGTTTGATCAATCTTGTGGTCTGACATGTTGTTGGTGCGGTTAGTTGTTGGTTGGTGCGGTGGCCACAAGTCAGTCGATGCGACTTGCAACCATCAAAGGTGCAGCAGCCAGATGGGCTCCAATGAATCCACCTAGGAACAGGTTGACGGCTTGGCTATTGGTGATAGCTCTCGTTGACTTGTCGAAGTTCGACATCTCGCTAATCCCATAGCCGAGGCAACCGGCAGAGGCCGCCATGGTCGCGACTGAAAGAGTTAGAAGAAAGTTTCGCATGGTTGGTTGGTTGGTTGGTGTGGTTTGTGCGGTTTGTGGTCTAGTTCTCGTGCATTCTCTGGGAGCGGTCTTCTGAAGCTTGTGAGCTGCCGAAAGGCAGTTGAGGTGCGGGGAGACTTGCCAGGGTTGAGAAGAGATGAGGCAGATCGGCTCCCAGAGTGTTGCGAGAAGGAAGACGTGCTGTCTTCTTACCTACTATCCTAGTCGGCAACACGACAAATTGCGATTGCGTCAGCTGGAAATAATTATTTCTTAATATTGTAATATGTTACAGCTTGGCTGAAATAATTATTTCTTAATATTGTATTATGTTACAGCTTGGCTAGTCTGCATGTACTACCTGCTGCTTAGTAGTCGGTGTGTACTACTGGGGTAGGGTTGCAGTTGCCAGCAGCGCAGGGGTATCTCATATACCCTGCATATATATCCGCCAAACAGAATCCACTTGCATAAAAAAGCCCCCACAGTCAGTGGAGGCGGGGGTGGGGGTTGAGTTTGGAGCGTAATCAGTCGTCCTTGCTCTGAATTTTAATAGTCAAATCAGGCGCCTGGATATTGACGACTTCAGTGGATTCACCGATGACCCGTCCAATGGAATCCAGCACCTGACTTGCGGTCTGTAATTGCCCCTTTTTGATCGCCTGATTAAAGAGTTTGGTACGCATGTGCTGAAGTCGCGCCAGCATATTTTCGCGATCAGACTTCCAGTCTTCATCAACGAGAAGCTTTACTTCTGCCCAATCGCGCCAAGCAGTATTGATACTGACCTGTTCCCGCTCAACATGCTCATAAACAAGCGCCCTAGCCGACAAACCCTCTAGTTGCCGACGATATAAACGCCGCACCCGATCCTCTTTTGCATTATTGGAGCGGCGTTCGTCTTGAGTCATGTTTGATACGACCTTTTCCAAGATCTTAACTGGTAAGAAGGCTTCTAGCCTTGTATTAGGGGGGCCGGGGTCAAGAATCTGTGTAATGTGGCATTTATGAGCCAAAAAACCGCACCAATAGAGCTTCGATGGGCTCAAGGCCAAGTCTTTTCGTGCGAGAAACGCTTCAGAGTGCTTGTAGCAGGTCGAAGATTCGGCAAATCGTATTTGTCTTGTGTTGAGTTGGTGCGTGGAGCGATAAATCGTCCTGGGGAGACATTTTTTTATTGTGCTCCGACTTATCGGATGGCAAAAGATATTGCATGGCGAGCATTAAAGAAGCTTGTACCCCAAGTTTGGATCAGGAGTAAGAACGAGACTGATTTACGGATTGAATTGATCAATGGATCAACGATCGAATTAAAGGGAACAGAGAACGCGATGGCTTTACGGGGTCGCAGTCTGTCTGGTGTTGTATTAGACGAGGCTGCTTTTATGAGTTCGGACGTATGGTTTGAGGTAATTCGGCCTGCGTTAGCAGATAAGGAGGGGTGGGCGTTATTTATTTCAACACCAGACGGCACAGCTAGTTGGTTTTATGACTTGTGGTGTTATGTACCAGAGGATGCGACAGGGTTATGGGAGAGATGGAGTTATACAACGATTGACGGAGGGAATGTCAGTAAGCATGAAGTTGAGGCAGCCCGCGCCCAACTTGATACGAGAACATTCCGTCAAGAATTTGAGGCCAGCTTCGAGAATCTTACGGGTCTTGTTGCGATCAGTTTCAGCGATGAGAATATCTCTACAGACGCCAGGGACATAAGTATTCAACCATTATTACTTGGGGTTGATTTTAACGTCGATCCAATGAGTGGCATTTGCGCGGTCAGGGATGGGGAGACGTTGTATGTCTTTGACGAGATTATGTTGACTGGCGGTGCAACAACCTGGGATTTTGCGGACGAGGTTGTGCGTAGATATGGTGTGGACCGGAGGATTATTGCGTGTCCAGACCCTACAGGTGGAGCACGAAAGACAAGTGGTATTGGCGTAACGGACCACACAATTTTGCGTCGTAGCGGCTTCACAGTTCAATCACCTAAAGCACCATGGAAAATCCGGGACAAGATTACAGCAGTCAACACTGCCCTACTTGATGCTGCTGGAACGCGAAGAACTGTGATTCATCCACGCTGCAAGCAGTTAATTAAGGATTTAAGAACGTTAACTTATACGCCAAACACGGGTCTACCAAACAAGAATTTAGGAGTAGACCACGCATTTGACGCATTTGGCTATCTAGTTTTGCAACAATTCAACCTTGCAAAGCCAGAAACTTTAGGCACTACATCTTATCGATTGTATTGAGTAAATTATTTAACGTGTTTCCACGTTCTTCCTACGATTGCATTCCAGGCCACTTTTTGCGATACATCCCAAACCAGCCCGCATTCAAAGGAGCTGGCCCCTTCAGCCGCGTACTGACGCATTTCCATAACTTTGGTGTTGTCCAGCTTGGAGTTTGGGTGATCTTCCCCTACTAAGCGATGGCAAACCGTTTCTTTTTGTCGAATAACTTCTGGCGGCTGGGTCGTTACAAAGGTGTAAGAACAAGCCGTACATTTGCGGTATCGCCTCACCTCTTCTGGTCTTTTGCGGTTAATGCTTGTGACGCGACTGTTGCTTCCGCATTTTGGACACTTCAATGTGGGTGTTGACTGGCACGAAAGGCTAGGATAGGGCAAAGCTAAGCGTTGTCATGCCCCAAGGAGCTGGAACCTACGGAAGCAAAAAGGGCCGTCCTGCCAAGAAAAAAAAGGGCTTATACGACAATATTGCGGCCAAGAAGAAGCGCATTGCGGCTGGATCAGGTGAAAAGATGAGGAAAGCGGGTGATCCTGGCGCACCAACTGCAAAAGACTTCAAGAAAGCAGCTAAAACGGCTAAAAAGCAGCCCAAGAAAAGCAAAAAATAATATTATTTATTTAAAATGCCTAAAAAAGATCCCCGTTTTGAGCGTTACGGCGTAACAGGTTTTAATAAACCTAAGAGGACTTCAGGCCATCCTAAAAAAAGTCATATCGTTTTAGCAAAAGAAGGTGACGATACCAAACTTATTCGTTTTGGCGAGCAAGGTGCCAAGACAGCTGGCAAGCCAAAAGCAGGAGAAAGCCAAGCAATGAAAGACAAAAGAGCTAGCTTTAAGGCAAGGCACGCCAAAAACATCGCAAAAGGCAAGATGAGTGCCGCATATTGGGCTAACAAGGTAAAATGGTGACATGACTTATTCCGTTCCCGGCTCAGTCAGGACACATCTTGTCAGCTCTTCCTATTTAGGATCAGTTGACAGCCCATTTGTTCGCACCCGAGCGGTGATCGATCAAATGAAGGGCTGGGAGATTATGAAAGCCGTGGTGTCCGGCACTGAGTATTTACGTGATAACAGCGAAGCATTCCTGCCATTAGAGCCCCGCGAGGATTATTCCGCATACCTAGCGCGTGTAAATCGTGCTGTATTTACGCCTTATACCCAACGTTTGATTCGAGCGGCAGCAGGCTTGATTCTGCGTAAACCAATCAATATTGTTGGCGATCCATATTGGACAGATGTCTTTAATAAGGATGTTGACGGTTGCGGTTCAGATCTGGACGAGTATGCGCGTCGTCTAGTGATTTGTTCGTTGACCTATGGCCATTGCCATACGTTGGTTGACTTTCCCGCTCCAACAGAAGCCCGAAGCCTTGCAGAAGAGCGTGCATTAAACCGTCGCCCATATTGGATTGAAGTTGATCCAACCAAAGTGTATGGCTGGCGTTTGGATCGGGAATCAAATTATGGCAACCTAACGCAAGTCCGTATTGGCGAAAAAGCCGTTGTTCCTGACGGTGAATTTGGCGAGAAGGTTTATGACCAAATTCGTGTGATTGAGCCGGGTCGTTATCGCGTCTATCGGCAAGAGGAGCAAAAGAAATCGATGCAAGGGAACTTTCCATACCCCTCTTCGTTTGACCAATCAGACGCTACGTCGGAGTTTGAGCTTATTGAATCTGGGCCGTATTCACTTGATCAAGTTCCCCTGGTCACGATCTATGCGAACAAGACGGACACAATGACAAGTCGTCCGCCGTTACTGGACATTGCTCATCTCAACCTTGCTCATTTCCAACGCCAAGCTGATTTGATCCATAGCCTGCATATTGCATCACAACCGATGCTGGTCCTTGAGGGTTGGGACGATCAGACTAAGGATATGGCGGTAGGTGTGAATTATGCGATGGCGACACAACCGGGAAACAAGGTCTATTACGTGGAGCCTGCCGCTAGTGCTTTTGAAGCGCAATCTGCGGAGATCCAAGAGTTACAGCAACAAATGGCGACGTTGGGCATTAGCACGCTTAGCCAACAAAAATTCGTAGCTGAATCAGCTGACGCACGACGGCTAGACCGTATCGACACTAATTCAATGTTGTCGATGGTTTCTATGGACTTGGAGTCAGGTTTGCAGAAGGCTTATGACCTGGCTGCTAATTACTTGGGTATTGAGCCACCTGAAGTGAAGATCAGCCGTGACTTTGACCTTCAGCGTCTTATCGGTCAAGACATTACGGCAATGGCTCAGCTGTTCCAAGACAGTATTATTGATCGTGAAGAGTTCCGCGACATGTTGGTACAGGGTGAAATCCTGCCTACATCAGCTGAAGCGCAGGATCAATCGATAGAGGTACAGTAGAGGCATAACAGCTTTTATTTTCATGGGACTTCGTTTTGAAGAGATCAATCCTCCCAAAAAAGAGGAATCTTCGGCTTCTGCTGCAAAGAAGGAAACTAAAAAAGCTAAAAGCAGTAAAGTAGAAGAGTAAATCTACTTTTTACAATGGAAGAACAAGTCATCCAGGAGACGCCCGTGGCGTCACCTGAACAGCCCGTGGCTGCGACTGAAACTCCTGCCATTGATTTATCTGTTTACGAACAGCAAATTAAGGCTGAAAAGGCTCGCGCTGAAGAAGCTGAAGGTAAATTTCAGCGTATTAAAGACAAAATGAATGCTCTTGATGAAAAGATGCGTTCAGAGCGTCAAAAAACGCTGGAAGATCAAGGCCAGTGGAAACCTCTCTGGGAAGAAGCCAACAAAACCGCTCAAGACAAGCAGCAACAAATTGCTGACTTAGAGCGTCAATTACAAGAGCTTCGAGTTTCAAACGAAACTGCAACGATGCAAACGTCGGCTTTGTCTGCAATTAGCCAGGCTGGAGCAATCAATGCTCAGCAGATGCTGCAATTAGTGCAGAACGGTCTTAAGAAATCTGAAGATGGCAGCGTCAAAGTTCTTGACGGTGGCGTTGAACAAGACTTAGGTGTTTATTTAGCCAAGCTAAAAAATCCTGGCTCTGGCTTTGAACATCATTTCAAGCCAAGCACTCAAGCCGGGATGGGGGCTAAGCCTTCTACAGGGACTGCAGGTGCTGCAGGCATCGCAAATCCTTGGCTAGAGGGTAGTATTAACTTAACAAAGCAAATGGCTTTGGATGCTTCCGACCCTGATCTTGCAGCCGTGCTCAGGAGAGAGGCCGGAAAGTAGTCCCCGTGGGACACCATTTCAAGTCCGTGACTTGACCATCCGTAAACATTATCCCTGAATAAGAAATGGCTGCTCCATTTCAGAATTATTCCGGCGGTGTCCTACTCGCGGACATCGTCAAAAGGAATAATCTCAGCACTTATGTGTCTGAGGCCATCAAAGAGCGCAGCTTGTTTATCAAGTCTGGTGCTGTTGTCCGAAATTCACTGCTTGATTCCCGCTCAGGCGGTACTCGCATTCAAGTTCCTGAGTTCAATCCCGTATCTCCAACTGAGGAGGTCATGAACGGTACAGCTACATGGGGCACTGGCGGAGCTGGTTTTCTAACTCCACAAAAAATCGGTACTGGTACTCAAATTGCAACCATCTGCCATCGCGGCTTCGCGTATGCCGTGGATGACATTGCAATTTTGGCTGCGGGTGAAGACCCCATGCTTCACATCCGCAACCAGCTGGCTGATGCAATCAACAAGCTGAACAGCGCACGTCTGTTCTCACAGCTTGCTGGGTTGTTTGGCACGGCACTTGCGGGCAACGCTCTTGATAAAGGCAAGGCA